GCTTTCCGCATAATTTTTTCAGTAAAATCAAGGGCTTGCAGCCATAAATCAAACAATAGAATTTCTTGATTTTGCCCTTGAATACGCGCCTAAAAACTACGAAGGAACAATAGCTTATGCCGCATGGTGGTTATCGACCCGGCGCTGGAAGGCCGAAAGGCTCCTTTAAGCGCCAAAAGAAGGGAAAAGCCGCGAAAAAACGGGATATTGACACAGCTTTTCGCGGCGACAGCCCAAAGGAATATTTGCTTTCGGTAATGCGTGACCCTTCGGTTGACGTTTACCGGCGGGACAAGGCGGCGATTGCGGCTGCACCCTATTGCCATGCCAAGATCGAGCGCGCCGCGAAACCCGGCAAAAAGCAGTTGCTTGACATCGCGGCCGCCCAAGCTGGGCAGGACAGCGAATGGGGCACCGATTTGCAGGTTCCGGGCGAGGTTCCGTTTAATTGAGCGTTATCGAGTTTCCGCGCGCCTGGGATACGTCCTGTAAGGATTGGCGACGGCGGTTGCTGGCGGGTGAAAGCCTAGTACCCAAACTGCCATTATTCGAGAATGAGGCCGCCCGCGCCATGCGGGTGTTTGGCCGACTACGTTTGCCGGATGTTGTGGGCAATCCACGGTTAGGTGATGTCGGCGGCGATTGGCTTTTGGATATAGTCGAGGCGCTGTTCGGCTCATATCAGGCGAGCGTCAACAAGCGCCATATTAGCGAGCTATTCCTTCTAGTTCCCAAGAAAAACGGAAAGTCCACCGCCGCCGCCGGCATGATGGTTTCGGCCATTCTGCTTAATCGAAGCCCGGAAGCCGAATATCTATTCATAGCGCCCACGGTGGAGATCGCGAGCATTAGTTTCCGCCAGGCGCGGGGCATGATTAGGCTTGATGAAACCCTTTCTGCGCTATTCCATATTCAAGACAATATCCGCCGCATTACACACCGCAAAAGCGGCAGCTTCCTGAAGATCATTGCGGCCGATACCGAAGTGGTGACGGGCAGCAAGGCGGTTGGAACGCTCATAGATGAAACCCACGAGTTTAGCCGCAAGTCTAGGGCGGCCGATATTTTCATAGAAGTGCGCGGCGCGTTGGCGGCTCGGCCCGAAGGCTTCCTGATCCAGATCACCACACAATCAAAATCGCGGCCGGAAGGGGTGTTCAAGGCCGAATTGGCTAGGGCGCGAGATGTTCGCGACGGCCTCTTGAAATTGCCTAAGCCTCTATTGCCGGTCCTTTACGAATTGCCACCGGAGATAGCAGAGGACGGCGGGTGGAAAGACGAAGATACTTGGCCGCTGGTCAATCCAAATCTAAAGACGCCGACGCGAGGCTTTGTTGATCCCGAGTTCTTGCGATCTTCATTGATGGACGCCGAGCGCAAGGGGCCAACCGAAATCGCCCTATTCGCAAGTCAGCATTTCAACGTGGAAATCGGTGCGGCCTTCAAGGATGACGGTTGGGCCGGTTATCAGTTCTGGGAAAGGCAAGCCGACAAATCGCTGACGCTTGATGAGGTCATAGAGCGAAGCGAAACCATTGTTATCGGATGTGATGGCGGCGGGCTTTACGATCTTTTCGGTTTGGTAGTCCTTGGTCGCGATAAGAAATCAAAGGATTGGCTGGCGTGGTGTCATGCTTGGTGCCATGAAATCATCTTCGACAAGCTTAAAGAGGTTTCCCAGCTTCTAAGGGACTTTCAAAACGCTGGCGAGCTTACTGTAGTTTCAGACAAGCTAGAAGATATTGCCCAGATAGTTGCCATTATCCAGCGCATAAAAAAGAAAAACAAACTTTCGGCGGTCGCCTGCGACCCGGCCGGCATTGGCGACCTTGTAACAGCCCTCGCTGAAATCGGCGTGACACCTGAAAACAAGAAGTTACTCGGCGCGCCGCAGGGCTACGGGATGATGAACGCCATAAAGATGACTGAGCGGCGGCTGGCAAACGGAACGCTTTATCACAACGGGGCAGGCGTTGCCGAATATTGCTGCCGGAACATCCGCATTGAACCGACAGCCACGGCTATCCGCGCAACCCGCATGAATGCACAGACCGAAAAAATTGACGTGATCATGGCCCTTTTCGACGCGGCCACTGTCATGTGGGAAGTCGGCAAAATGCCGGACTATCAGATCGCTTTCGCCTAAAGGTGAAAACATGAAACGCGCATATTCTATCCTCAACATAAAAACCATCAACGAAGATGAGCGGATCATAGAGGGCATCGCCTCTACTCCGACGCCAGACCGCGTTGATGATATTGTCGAGCCAATGGGCGCGAAGTTTTCCTTGCCCATGCCTTTGCTATGGCAGCACAACCGCGATGAGCCAATCGGCCAAGTGGTATGGGCAAAGCAGACACCGGATGGCATTCCATTCCGAGCGCAGATTGCAAACATAAATGAACCGGGAAAACTCAAGGACTTATTGGATTTTGCTTGGCAAAGCATAAAGACAAAATTGGTGCGGGCCGTTTCAATCGGCTTCCGTTCTTTGGAAGCGGAGCCAATCAACCCGAAAGACCCTTGGGGCGGTCAAAGATTTAAAGCTTGGGAATGGCTGGAACTATCAGCCGTCACCATACCCGCGCAAGCGGAAGCAACAATCAATGTCATTCGCTCGATTGATACCGACTTGCGCGAGCGAGCGGAAACGGCCGCGACAGGCCAGGAGCGGAAACCAGCCGGCGCTACGGCAGTAAAGATCAAACCAAAGGAGCGCCACATGGCGAAACCCAAATCACTCGCTGATCAAATCAGCGACATGGAAGCAACGCGCGCCGCGAAAGTGGCCCGCATGTCTGAATTGATGAAAGAAGCCGGCGGGGAAAATCAAACCCTAGGCGCGGCCGAGCAAGACGAATTTGACGGCCTCGACGCCGAAGTCGAAGCCCTTGACCGCGATCTTGTCCGGCTTCGCAAGCTGGAAAAACTCAACAAGGAATCCGCCAAGCCGGTGGACGACAAGACCGTGACGCATGAAACCGCGCCGCAGCGGGTGCCGGTGCAGATCAAGCAAGCCCCGGTTCAACTCGAAAAGGGTGCGGTATTCTCCCGCTACGCAATGGCCCTGATGATGGGCAAGGGCAGCCGGTCGGAAGCCCTTTCAATCGCGAAGTCGAATGAGCGATGGGTTAAGGAAAGCCCGCAGCTAATCGACATTCTGAAAACCGCAGTCGATGCCGGGACTACAACGGACGCGACTTGGGCCGGCAATCTCGTGTTCTATCAGAACATGACGAGCGAGTTTATCGACTTGTTGCGGCCGATGACTGTGCTCGGGCGACTGGCCGGGTTCAGACGGGTGCCTTTCAATATCAGCATCCCGCGTCAGACGGCCGGTGCTTCGGTCGGTTGGGTTGGTGAAGGTTCGGCCAAGCCACTGAGCAAGGGTGCATTCGATCGCGTAACGATGAAGTGGGCCAAGGCGGCTGGCATCGTCGCGCTAACCGAAGAATTGGTTAGGTTCTCCAATCCTTCGGCGGAAGCCCTTGTAAGGGACGATCTCTTGAAGGTTATGGCGACCTTCCTTGACGATCAGTTCCTTGACCCGAGCGTTGCGGTGGTTGCGGACGTAAGTCCGGCTTCGATCACCAACGGCGCAGATACTTCGGCCGCGTCAGGCCAGACCGCGCTGGATTTCATCAACGATGCAAAGACCGCTTTCATCAATTTTGCAATCAATGAAATCCCGCTGGATGGTTCCTACTGGATCATGCGGCCGGCGCAGGCAATATCGCTGATGACCATGCTTAACGCATTGTCGCAGCCTTATTTCCCGACGATCACTCCGAACGGCGGAACGCTGCTTGGCTTCCCGGTGATAACCTCCAACTCGGTTTCATCGGGCGATGTGGTGTTCTTGAACCCGCGCGAAATCCTCCTGGCCGATGACGGCATGGTAACGCTGGATTCGAGCCGCGAGGCTTCGCTGCAAATGGACGATAGCCCGACCGATGGCGCTACCACGACTATCAACCTGTGGCAGCATAATATGGTCGGCATTCGCGCCGAACGGTGGATCAATTGGCTGCGCCGCTATAACGAGGCGGTATATGTCATTACCTCCGCTGACTATGGCGGAATGGGCACCGGCACCTGATAGGGCTGAGTTGGGCGGGCGCAAATGCCCGCCCATTTCATAGGAGGTTGAATGCGAGTTATAGCAACCAAAGCTATTCCGTTCGGGAATAAGTTCTACAAGACGGGCGAGGCCTTCGATGCTCCCGATTGGGCGGCCAAGGCTTTGATGGCCGCGCAAGTGGTGAGGGCGGAAGATGGCAGCGAGCCACCGCCGATCGAGCAACCGAAGCGACCGGCCAAACGCAAATACATGCGCCGCGATATGATTGCCGAATCATGAACCTTTTCGGGTTGGAAATTCGGTGGCGCAAGAAGGAAGTTTCCGCGCCATTCTGGGATAGTTCATCGCGCGGCTGGTATCCAATAATCAATGAACCGTTCACGGGCGCATGGCAGCGCAATCAGCCAATTCTATTCGACAACCTTTTATCCAACGCCACGGTTTATCGCTGTGTCACTTTGATCGCGACCGATATTGCAAAGATGGGCGTTAAGCTGGTTCAAAAATCCAGCGACGGGATATGGGAGGAAATCGAAAGCCCCTCATTCTCGCCGGTCCTACGCAAGCCGAATGATTTTCAGACGCGCATACAGTTCCTAGAACAATGGATGATCAGTAAGCTAACGAGCGGCAATACGTACGTTTTAAAGGGCCGAACGGGGCGAAATACTGTCAGTTCATTGCACGTTCTAAATCCTTATAAGACCAAGCCGCTTAAAGCACCGAATGGCGATGTCTATTATCAATTATCGAAAGACGAATTGGCCGGGCAATTTGAAGATAACTTGGTAGTTCCGGCCCGCGATATTATCCATGATCGCATGAATGCGCTATTTGATCCATTGGTAGGATTGCCGCCGATCTATGCCAGTTCACTTTCGGCCACTCAGTCGCTCCGCATTCAGCGATTTAGCGACACGTTTTTTGCAAATCAGGCGAGACCGAGCGGCATTCTTACCGCACCGGGCGACATTCCACAGGAAACAGCCGACCGCATTAAGCAACAATGGGAAGGCAATTATTCCGATGGCAATGTCGGGAAGATCGCGGTTGCAGGTTCTGGCTTGAAATGGGAGCCATTGGTAATCAACGCGGTTGATGCTCAATTGATTGAGCAACTGAAAATATTGCCAATCCAGATTTGCATCACGTTCGGAATCCCGCCTTTCATGGTGGGGGCGGATGTAACGCCGAGCTATAATAATATCCAAGCCTTAACACAAATGTATTATGCGAGTGCCCTTCATTCCCATTGCGAAAACATCGAGCTTCTATTGGATGAAGGCTTAGGGCTAACGCCTGACTATGGTACCGAATTTGAAACCGACAATTTGCTCCGAATGGATACCGCGACCCAGATCGACAGCTTGACCAAATCGGTAGGCGGTGGCATTGCCGCGCCGAACGAAGCGAGAAAGACAATCGGCTTGCCGCCTGTTGACGGTGGTGACATTCCATTCCTGCAACAGCAATATTATCCAATCAATGAGCGGCCGGCCACGCCAATCACGCAACCGGCGCAGCCGCAACAGCCGCCACAAGAAACAATGCCGCCCGAAGATGTAAGCCCGGAGGATACGATTGATAATTTCGCGGGCGCTTATCAGATGAAAAAGGCGGCTTAGATGAATCTGCAAAAGGCTTTTGATGCCGGCTTCGAGGCCGTGAAAAAATATGTTGAT